ATTTTCCATAAGTGCGTGCCATAAGATAGCGCGACCTGTAATACAGCTAATACCAAAGATAATACAGTCTTCAACTTCTCCGTGATGTTTTTTAAGATCATATAAATACTCCCTTTTTATTTGAGCATATTGTACAGGAATGTTTGCATTTAAGTAAGCCATAATTTATCATTTTATATTACCCCAATTTGGACCAGATTCATAGTCCACTTTATTAGGTACTTTTAATTCAACTGCGTTCTCCATAATTTCTTTTATTTTACTCGCGTGTTCTGGAGACTCAATAGATATATCAAGTTCATCATGCACTTGTATATGCGGTATGATACCCTCTTTATATAACTCTATCATTGCTTTCTTTGTCATATCTGCTGCACTACCTTGAATTAGTTTATTGAGTGCTTTGTAAGTATAAGCTCTTCTAATCCCTGGTCCATGTTCCAAGAGCGCTGCGTCATGTGTCATTGCTTTATGCATACCAAACATATTCGGCTCCCATAGATGGAACCTACATAGTCTTCCAAGTAAAGTTCTTATCTGACCACGTTGCTGTGATCTCTGCATTACATTATCCATTAGTTGTTTAACAAAGGGAACTCGATCATGGTATTGTTTGAATAGACCATCAGAAGTTTCTTTATCTACCCCTAGTTCAGCCTGTAATTTATTTTTACCCATACCATAGAATAATCCTAAGTTAATTGTTTTAGCTTGAGATCTTGGTATGTTAGCCATATCTGCAACGATAGTGTGAAAGTCTGTATTAGGGTCATTATTATAAGAATCTAATACATCATCAACGCCATATAAATTCTGTAAAGCTGCATAATGGACTACCAACCTAGGCTCTTGCTGAGAATAGTCAAATACACCCCATGTATGGCCCTCCTCGGGTATAAATAAAGACCTAATCATTGGTCCAAGTTCCTTATTTCTAGCAGGAATTTGCTGTAAATTAGGGTTTGAATAACTAAATCTGCCTGTCACAGTTCCACCATTATCTCCACGTAATTGATTAATTTCTGCGTGGATTCTACCTTTATGTGAATGTTTTAATATGGTATCAATAAATGTTGTATGAGCTTTATTTACTTCTCTAGCCTGTGCAATCTTTTGAACCACTGGATGCGGATGGTTTTGTAAAAAATTTTTAGTAAAAGAAGGAGCAGATGTTTTCTCAGTTACGTCATAAGGTAATTTTAGTTTCTCAAAAACTTTGGCAATCGATCTGGCTGCCCATATCTGAGGTTCTATTCCTGTTTCTTTTTTCACTGCTAGTAATGCTAATTCTTCTCTTTCAACTAATTGTTTCTTTAATTTACCTGCTGCTTGAACGTCTACACGAACTCCTAAAAAACGCATATCAACGAGGCAAGGAAATAATTCTGTCTCCATATCAAAAATAGATTGGATGTCTTGATTAACAATTTCTGTTTTTAGATACTGCCATAGTTGTAATGTAATCGCTGCATCTTTTTCTGCGTATTGACCTACATACATTGCAGGTAATTTATACATCTCTCCCTTAGGATCGATTCCCCATTCTTTCGCTGCTGCATACAATGCTGCTTCATCTTTTCCTGTACCTACATATCTTTTAGCACAAGTATTAAGATCAAAACGAAATTGATTTTCATCACATAAAGCAGATGCAATCATGGTATCTATAATAGTGCCATTAATCTTTAGACCCATAGCTCTAATCCAACATACATCATACATTGCATTGTGAAATATTTTACTAGCCTTAGTATTTAAAACATCTTGAAACCATTTAAGGACCATAGTTTTATCCATGTTTCCACCACCGCCATGAGCGATAGGATAATATCCACACCAACCTTCAACAGCGACGGCTATACCAACAACTTCTCCTTTACCAATGATTGCTCCTGACCCCATCTTCGTTAGTTCAGGATCTTTAGTTTCTAAGTCAATTGCAATCTCATCATGACTAGATAAGTCTGGAAAATTTTCTGGTGGTAGCCATTCGGTTTGTGGTTTAAATATTATCTTCTGCATTTTTATTTATCCTTTTTATATTAGTTAATTGTTCCATATCCTGAAAGGGAACCATAGTGATTTTATCAAGTCTACCTTCGCGTTGATAGATTTGATAAATTCCTTTGCCTTTTTCAAAATTCTTTTCTTTTAATTTAGATTCAACATGTTCTAATAGTTCTTGTCTATCAATCAGTAGCCAATGATCAGTTCTTTCAAATACTATATAATCTGCTTTGCCTTTTACCCATCCAGGTTTACCTCTAACATTCGTTCCTTCAACCCAAGCAATATCATCCTGTGATTTGTTATCCCAACGATTTACTTTCTTCATACCCTTTACATCAAATTTTAAAAGCTGACCATCTAAAGTTCCTTGCACATCCCAATGCTCTTGCATATCTTGATAGTCATTTGCCCATACTGGGTCTTTTAAATTCTTTGCAAAGTTTTGTTCTATTATTTTTGCTCTTGCTCTGTATTCTTGCCAACTCATTATTTATCCTTTTCGTTATTATAATAAACCATTCTCATACTGCCCTCATATTTTTTTAGACGTTTCTTCATTTTTTGATTCTCGTTATAAAGTTTTTCACAGTCTTCTTTAAGTTTTTTAATTTTTGATGCATACAGTTCTCTGTAATGTAGGCTCCAATTCTTTGCTATAATCATTTGTCATCTTTTAATTTCAATATTTCTAAATCACAATAATGTTTTATTTTTTCAAGATCTTGTATGCCTGCTTTGTTTTTGTATCTGCAAACGTATTTAATTACGTTGCCCTGAAAAAATGAGAGATCATTCTTTGAAATAAATTCATAGGGTTGAATATGAAAGTCTTTGTAGTGACTCCCGCCTATCTGCTTATCTTGTGGAAATGAATCTTCAAATATATCTTTATTGGTCATAATACCTCCTCCATTGGGTAACATTTGCTATCATCTTTTGGTCTTATAATATGTAAGTGTTCCTTTGTTCTTGTTGCACCTACGTAAAATAATCTTGTTTCATCATCTTGGTTCTTGTCATATGATTTCTTAGTATTAAAGGTAAGATCAGTGAGTAAGACTACATTGTCTTCTTCACCTCCTTTAGCACTATGAATGGTTGATAGTTTTATCCGTGGTTCTTGATTCAACATCTCTCCATTACGTTTCATACGTCGTATATAAGTAATTCTTTTTTCTCCAGCTTGATCAAAAGCTTCATACCAAATCTCATTAGTTCCAAGTCCATAGTCATTCTGTAATTGATCTAAGCTATACAGTCCATTCTTAACCATTGACTTTAATTTATCCTTGTTCCATTTTTCAGTGCTGATGTACTTTGAAATATTTTCTATTTGTTTTGAATCTAACATCTGTCCTTTGATTAAATATTCCCAGTTAGTTGCAGCGATTTGAATATCTTTTTCATAAAGTTTTTTAAATCTATTCTCATAATAAAAACCTTTTTCCCTTAATGTTTCCTCTAGAGGATCTAACATTGATCTTGTTCTAGTTAACACCAACCATTTACCTGTTGTCATATTCACATCTTCAAAGTGATCATAAGAACTTAGTTTTCCTTCATGTTGTTTAGGGTTCCAACTTTTTTCTATCCTGTTATTAACCCTACCAATAATTGAGTTTGCTAATTGGTGTATCTTTTTTGGAACTCTTCTAGATTCTTTCAGTTCAATAATCTTTCCTTTTTGTGCAATGAATGAATCTACGTCTGCACCAGCCCATCTAAATACAGCTTGATCATCATCTCCTGCAATAAAAGAATCAACTGTTTTATCAGTAATATGTTTAACCATATCCCATTGCATTAAAGATAAATCCTGAGCTTCATCAATAAATACCACATCGAAGTTTGGTGATTTTTCTTCTTTGATAAAATTTAAAATCATATCGTTGTAGTCAATAAGATTATATTCTTTCTTATATTCTACTAGTCTTTCACTTAAATGAACTAGAGTTGAGTATTCAACATCTTGATTATGTTCTTTCAAATTATACTGCTCATCTATTGTAATGTTTCTAAGTTTAGCTAGATTAATTATTCTAAGGTAATCACTTTTAGTAGAAAATAATCCCGTCTCTTCTTCATCGTAATCATTGTAATCTAAAAACAAATGTTCTTTCCTACCCAGATCTTCGTAGTGTCTCTTCTGCATTACTTGATTTTTTTTCAACCCTAGTGATTTAAAAGCAAGAGAATGTAGTGTTCTAAAATAGGGAAGATCATCTTCTTCTAAATTAAATTTTTTCATTGCTCTTTCTTTAGCTTCATTTGCTGCTTTCTTTGTAAAAGCAAAGTAACCAATTCTATCTGGGTTAGTTGTCTTTAGATATTCATCTACCTTTTCTAACAATGTATGTGTCTTTCCTGTACCTGGTGGTCCGAATACAATTGTCTTCATTAATATGGATCCTTTTCTTTTAAGACTTTAGGTGTATGAGTTTTTTCTGGTTTCTCAAATGCGTCCACTACCATAATTGTTGGTCTCTTCTTACCAATTACAATTCGATCATCACTACAATCACAATATTCTTTCAACATTTGCTGTGTAACTTGTGGTTTCTCTGGCCATTTCTTTCTAAGTAAATGTCCATGATAAAATTTATGAAATATAAATTTATGTTTACCTTCTTCTGTAAAGACGTTTCCATTTAGAATATCTTTTTTAGTAGTCTCCGCTGCAGTTCTATTAGTACAGAACTCTTCTAAATGTTCTTTTAATTGATCTACCATTGAAGAACCTTTTGGTGCTTTGATTATTTCTACACCTTGTAATAACTGATCAACATATGTTTCAAATTCTTTCACGGTTACTCTTTTTGGTTTCTTATTGATTTGTTTTACAACTGTTCTTCTAAATAATCTTTGTTCCATTAGACAATCAATGTTATCTAATTTCACTCTATCCCCATCTACATTGACCCAATAGTAGGGTTCGTCTAGTTCAACTTTTTGAAGATCAGATAGTATTGGAAATACTGAGTCTCCACCAATACCATACGTCCTAGTTCTACATAAATTTTTATCACAATGATTACACATTGGATCTTCATTACATTTAAAACCTAGATCTTTACCATCATTAAATTTTATTTTACCTTGAACAATTCTATCTTCTAATGGCCCTGAAGGATGTTTCTCAAAGTATTTATAATTAAATGCATTGATCTTTGTTTGCCAACTATCTGGCCATTTTCTTTTTGCATACTGTATGTATTGATAAATAATTCTATCTCTACCATCTTTAATTTCAGTTTGAGTAATACTTTCCAAACAAGGTGGACCATCACTAAACTCTGAGTCAGGTCTCTTGATTGTTAATGTTTCTAACTGTTCTGGAGTAAGTTTATATAAATCATGTAGTAAATAAAAACGTTCCAGATTAACAGCTTCACCTTGATCATTAAAGCAATATCTTGTTGTTTTATCACCATTAAAGTATGGTAAATTTAGAAAGTTTCCTGTATCATCTTTGGATTTTAATTCTACTTGTTTTGGAAACACTTCTGATCCCCCATAACCTAACACTGCACTAACTGATACTAACTTATCTCGCATTAGTTTTGCTTCAACAGGAACTGTTGTAAAACAAAATACGTGTGCACCTCCACTCTTAGATCTAAATACTAATAAAGGTAAATCTAAACTTTTAATTTTATCTATTAATTTCTTGTGATCAAAACCTGCATAAGAATCGATATCAACACAACCCCATTTACAAGTATTAGTTTCATTAATCGGTATGATTCCTAAACTAGGTTCCGCACCGTTTAAATGGTCTTGCCACATATTATCTGTGACCATACCTCTTTGAACGAAAGATTTACCTTTGATCTTTTGACCGTCGGCACCTTTCTTGTCGACGTATGTTAATCCATACGCACGTTCTAGTCCTGAGAATATCTCTTTAAACTTTTCCATAATAATATTTAAGCGGGCGTTTCCACTCTCGCTTTAACGCCCACTACCTAGGATACTGTTTAGTATGGTGATTTTTCTGTTGTCTCAGTTTCAGAGTCGTGTTTAATTTCAACCTCACCTTTGCTAACTTTTTCAGCAAAGTCTTTGGCGATATTATAAACACCAGCGTCTGATACAGGTCCAACTTTAGTTACATCCCAACCAAACCATGTTCCTTTATCATTAGTCATTTGAACTGACTTTAGATTATAAACGTGGCTAAATGTTGGTGGAGTAAATAAACCGTTTTTACCCTGCATCTTTATAGACATCATCATAGAGTTCCAAGTTCTACTTACTTTCAACTGTGTTCTTGTCATAGACAATAATGCAGTAGATGGTACTGATCCCAAAGTAACAACAAAATGATTTGCCGTGTTCTCAAGATAGTTACCATTAGGTAGCCTGTCTCTATTCATCTGGTCTCTTGTAGCTGTTTTAACAATAGGATCGTCTATTGAATACATCTTTACAAGACCTCCGCCTTCTCCTCTATCTTTCCACTCAAGAAATTTTCTATTGTAGAAAGCAGGAATTACATTAACTCCTTTTTCACCATTGAATAATTCTTTAGTGACAGAGTTCAATATCATCCCAGGTTCTGCGCCGTCAACGTATTTACCATCTCTTTTATTTATCTCTGGAGATAACTGTCCTAAGACTTTAAGAAAGGGTAAGGCAACATCGTCCTGACCAATATTTTGTGCTCCTGCGTTAGCATCAGCTTCAAACATATTCGTAGCTAATGCACCTTCTGTTTTTTTCGTAAGGTTTGTTTCTTTTGACATGATTATTTTTTCCTTTTGATTGTTGTTTTATTTCCAACAAAGATGCTGAAAATTTCCGTAGGCATTTCTTTGCCTGCCTCAATACGTTGACGGACCAACGCTTTTAGAGTCATGGGTTCAACCTTTAATTTCTGCGCAGGTTGAAGGCCCTGACTCTTTGCAAGTTCAGCATATTCTGCTGCCTTGTTGTCTTCTCCACGGCCAAAAGATACTACCATTTCGTTTTTGATAATGTCTCCCAGACCATTTTGTCGAAGCCAGTTAAAAGCCGATTCTCTATTAGCCACTGTAATGGTAGCATTGTAGAACGGCTTGACGTCAATCATAGAACCATCCATTAGTTTGAGTTGGGATAGACCCATCTCAGACATCATAGTAGGAATTACCTCTGCTGATATAACATCTAAATCTTTTTTCTTTTTCTTTAAGTTCTCTTCGATGCCCTCTATTTCTTTTACTAGAGACTCCATCTTTTGAACTTCATTAGATAGTGATTTTATATTTTCACTCTTATCTAATATATCTGTTTTGTCTTGCTCAAAGTTTATATTATTCATCTATTTTTCCTTTCTCGTATAGATTAATTGCAATAGGATAATATTGTCTTTCTTGTTTATCCCATTTCAATACATTATATTTACCATTTGTAATGTCAGATGCAATAGAACATGCAACACCTATAATTGCAGGATCTCCTGTAAGTAATAAATAATCTTTTTTCTTAAAAGATTCCAAACCTTTTTTTAATTTAAAAATTAATGGACCTGGAGAAAAAATCATTTGAGAAAATTCTGGTAATAAAAATTTAAATTTTCCATACTTAGCTGCACCCATAATATTTATTTTAGGATTACCTGATTGAGTACCAGGAATTTCTTGAATAACATATACTGTTGGATCAGTAGTATTTTTTATTTCTTCGTATTTTATTCTTTCTGACATTGACAAAACATATAACATTGTTTATATAGAAGTCAATACAGAAAGAAGAAAATATTTATGAATTATAAATTTAAAACAAAGCCGTATGCACATCAATTAACTGCGTTAGAAAAATCTTCTAACAAAGAAAGTTATGCTTATTTTATGGAAATGGGTACAGGTAAGACTAAAGTATTAATTGATAATATGGCGATGCTTTATGATAAAGGTAAAATAGATGGTGCTTTAATTGTTGCACCTAAAGGTGTTATTGGCACTTGGTATAATCAAGAAATTCCAACACACTTACCTGATCATATAGAGAATGTGTCAGTTTTGTGGCAAGCAAATATTACAAAAGGTCAACAAGAAAAATTAAATGAATTATTAAAAAGTAGTGATAAGCTACATATTTTAATTATGAATGTTGAAGCATTAAGTACATCTAAAGGTACAGACTTTGCAGCGTCGTTTCTTAGAACTCATAATACTATTATGGCAATAGATGAATCTACAACTATAAAAAATTCTGCAGCTAAAAGAACTAAAAATATTTTAAAACTTGCTCCTCAATCTAAGTATAGAAGAATTATGACTGGTTCTCCTATAACTAAAAATCCATTAGATCTATATAGCCAGTGTGAATTTTTAAGTCCATGGTTATTGGACTTTGCATCTTATTACGCATTTAGAAATAGATATGCAGAAATGAAAACTATTCATGCAAAAGGTAGATCAATACAAGTTGTAAACTTTTTTAAAAACATTGGTGAGTTATCAGAAAAATTAAAAGGTTTTTCTTATCGTGTACTAAAAGAAGACTGCTTAGATTTACCTGATAAAATCTATGTAAAAAGAAATGTTGCACTTACTGAAGAACAATCAAAACTTTATAAACAGATGAAAACTATGGCTCTTGCTATATTAAATGGTAAGCAGACAACTACAGTTAATGTTCTAACTCAGCTAATGAGACTACATCAAATTACCTGTGGTCACTTCACTGCTGATGATGGTAGCACTCAAAATATAAAAAGTAATAGAATAAATGAACTAATGAATGTCTTAGAAGAAGTAGAAGGTAAAGCTATTATCTGGGCCAACTATCAAAAAGATATGTTTGAAATTAAAAAAGCTATTGAAAAAGAATATGGTGAAGGATCCGTGGTCGATTATTACGGACTCACTCCACAAGAAGATAGACAACCCAACATCAAACGTTTTCAAGAAGATCCTGAATGTAGGTTCTTTGTGGGTACTCCCCAAACAGGAGGTTATGGTATTACATTAACTCAAGCAAACACTGTTGTATATTATTCTAATGGTTATGATCTTGAGAAAAGATTACAGTCAGAAGA